AAAGAGTATCCACCAGAGACTTTTGGTTACTATGAGTATTCTGCCCCGCAGTATTGCAAGATAGACATAACACTAGATTCCTTCTGGCGAGATGCAGTAGTTCCTAGCAATCCTGCTCTGGGGTACATAATTACCAAAGAGTCAATTGAAGAAGCAATTGCTACAGCTGCTACAGAAACCACCAGAACCGAGACACTTTGCCAATTCGTAGATTCTTTGCAATCACCATGGCCTTTTGGCATTCTTGAGGATACTAGCGATAACACGCTGGAAATTGCAGTTGGGGCTTATACTATATTTGGTTTCGATGTCAGTCCTTCGAGAAGGAACGCATCTTTAGTCGCTGGACAATTACTTCCAGATGGAAGGATTGGCATTGGAATCATGCAGACTTGGAGTTCTCAGGTCGCAGTAGATGATCTAAAGATTGCAGCTGAGATTAAAGGCTGGTGCGATTTGTTTCATCCGCGAATGGTCTGTTATGACAAGTACGCGACTCAATCCATAGCCGATAGATTAAAGCAGGCTGGAGTTATGACCGAGGATGTCTCAGGCCAGCAGTTCTATCAAGCCTGTGGAGATTTGCTCACTGGATTGGTGACGCATAAGGTCGTTCATAATGGGCAAGCAGAACTTATTCAACAAATGAATAACTGTGCAGCCAAAGTCAATGACTCAGCTTGGCGTATCGTAAAAAGACGCAGTTCTGGCGATATTAGCGCGCCTATCGGAATTGCAATGGTCGTAAGCAAGTTAATGCTTCCAGCACCTAAGCCTCAAATTTATAGTTAGACACGCACTAGCATATTGTCTAATCTCTTGACAAATGCTACAATTTCTGTCTATGGGTATCTTCTCGCGTAAGCCTCAAATCTTGGAAGCGCAAAACGCTCCTCAGATAATGACTGACAATTTTTACACTTTTAACAATGTATTCCCAGTCGCAATCTCTCGCGTAGAAGCTCTTGGCGTGCCTGCAATCAAAAGATGCAGAGACCTTATTGCAGGAACGATTGCTGCAATTCCGCTTGAGTACTACAAAAAATCTACTGGAGAAATGGTTGCTCCGCCGCGATGGATAGAGCAACCTTCTAGATCGCAACCAAGATTTGAGACCCTTTATTTTACGCTAGATTCGTTATTGATGTATGGTGTCGCTTATTGGCTTATCACTGAGACTTATCTTGAAGATAACAGAATGGCTAACGCGCAATGGGTTGCTAACAATCGCGTTACATTTAATACAGATGCAATGAATAATTATGTGACACAGTATTATGTTGATGGAAAACCTGTACCCATGGAAGGTCTCGGATCGCTTATTACTTTCCAAAAAGATGAAGGCATTCTAGCAGTAGGTGCATCAACTATAAGAGCAGCACTTAACGCACAACGGGCAGCAAGTATTGCTCTGGAAACGCCATCTGCGACTGGCTTTCTAAAAAACTCGGGAGCTGACCTTCCACCTGCTGAAGTAACTGGATTACTAGCTGCATGGAAGCGCGCCCGTCAAAATAATGGCACTGCTTACTTAACTGCAACTCTAGATTATCAAACTACAGGATTTAGTCCTAAAGACATGGCTTATCAAGATGCTATTCAAGGATTAGCGACTGAATGCGCAAGACTGTGTTCAGTTGATCCTTATTATGTTAGTGCTTCAATGAACACCACTATGACTTATGCCAATGTCCAAGACGAGAGGAAACAAATGGTGGCTCTAACTTTGCAACCTTATGTTTCGGCAATCGAGTCTAGGCTCAGTATGGATGATGTCAGCACTGCTGGACATTATGTAAAGTTTTGTCTAGATGATAATTTCTTAAGAACAGAACCAATGGAAAGACTTCTTGTACTTGAGAAAATGCTTGCACTTGGTCTGATTACAACTGAACAAGCAATGCAAATGGAAGACCTATCACCTAACGGGAACGGCAGCTAATGGAAACTCTATACATTGAAGCATCATCAATAGAATGCTCGGAAGAACGCAGAGAAATCTCTGGAAAGATTGTGCCTTATGGCATTGGTGAGATTGGCAGCACAAATCTTGGCTCTTACGCTTTTGAGGCAGGATCAATCGCTATTGTGGATGCCACAAAAATTAAATTGTTAGCACAGCATGACACATCAAGGCCAGTAGGTCGCATGACAAGTTATGAAGAAAAAGAAGATGGAATTTATGCGACATTTAAGTTGAGTCGCAGTCAAGCTGGTACAGATGCCATGATTATGGCCAGCGAAGGGCTAGTTGCAGGACTGAGCATCGGGGCGGAAATCACAGAATCTCAACCATCTCGAAATGGTTACACATTTGTGACAGCAGCTAAATTAAAAGAAGTTTCTTTAGTCTCAGAGCCTGCATTCAAATCAGCTCAAGTACTAGAGATAGCAGCAGAGGAAGTTATCCCTGTTGAAGAAAATCCAACTACAGAAAGCGAGACTCCAGTCGTGGAAGATACCACACCAGTCGAAGCAACACCATCAGTAGAAGCTGCGGCTGTCGAGGCTGCTCGCCCTACTGTTACAGCAAGCTATTACACTAAGCCAAGAATTGAGCTAACAAAGCGCAACTACTTGGAAAACACATTAAAAGCTAATGTTTTTGATGATCAAGATGCTCGTCAATGGCTTCGCGCTGCTGACAATGATCAGACAACAGGTGCAGGATTTATCCCAACACCACAAAGCACACAACTTCTTAACTTCTTGGCTAATGCAGATCGTCCACTCATTGATTCAATTTCTTCTGGAACAATGCCAGAATTTGGAAAAACATTTGAGTTGCCAAAGATTACTGAGGTTCCTTTAGTCGATCAAATCGATGAGAATGCACCAGTTACAGAGTCACAACTCGAAGCATCTTACATAACAGTTACAAAGAAGTCTTTCAAGGGTCGTGCAATCACTACGCTTGAATTGCTAACAAACTCAACACCTGCATTTCTTGACGAGCTTCTTATCCAAATGGAATACGCTTACGCAAAAGATACTGAAGAATATGTAACAAATACTATTCAAGGCGTAGGAACACTTAACGCAACAGCACAGGCTAACTCAGCAACAGGCTTGCTCAGTTATGTTTCAAGTGCAGCTGCTGCTGTTTATTCAGCATCACTTGGATTTGGTCGCAACATGGTTGTAACACCAGAACAATGGGCTAACATCATGTCATACAACGATGCTGGTCGCCCAATTTATATTGCTGCGAATCCACAGAATGCAGGTGGAGCACTTTCACCTACTTCACTGCGCGGAAATGTCGCTGGTCTTGATCTTCGTGTATCTCGTTACATGAAGGGCTCAGGCGGAGTAGGTACAACTGATTATTCAATGGTTGTAATCAATCCAGATGCTTACACATGGTACGAATCTGCTCGTCAGCAGCTTCGCACAAACATTAACTCTGACGGAACAGTAGATATTTTACTATTTGGTCAGGGAGCACTAGCCACCAAGTTGGCAGCTGGCGCAAACTGGTTCAACTTCACATAATAGAACCACACTAAGTCGCTCTGAGGGGCAGTAGCCCTCTGCCCCTCAGGGTCTTAAGAAAGGAATCAGGATGGCACTTACTTCAGTCGCAGAACTCCGCACCACTCTTGGAGTCGGTACGCTGTATCCTGACGCAACTTTGCAAGAAGTCTGTGATGCAACAGATGTAGTCCTATTGCCTATGTTATGGCAGAATGAGCTTTACAATACTCATCAAAGTTTAGCCAACAATGTGGCAACCCTTTATTTTAATACAGAAGTAATCGATTATTATTATGTAGGCCAAAGCGTCATTATTACTAAAAATGGTAGTCCGTATAACGGAACAAAAACTATTACAGGTGTTAATAATTATTCAATCGAATACGCAGCTACAGGCGCAGATCAAGGCAAACATTCTATACAACCTTTTGGAACTGTTGCTTTTGGAACAACCGATTATTCAACCGACACAGCAATACAGAATGCAGCTTTGATGATATCTGTTGAAATCTGGCAAGCGCGTACTGCGACCCTTTCAGGCAGTAACCTTGTCGATTTCCAGCCAAGCCCTTACCGAATGAGCGCACAGCTTCTCGCTAAGGTGCGAGGATTGATAACACACGCAATAAGCCCTAATTCGATGGTCGGATAATGCCACCAGTTGCTATTACGACACTTAGAACGACACTTGCCACAGCTTTAGTCGATAACTCAAAATGGCAGACCTTTGCATTCCCGCCTGCCACAGTCTTGGCCAATTCTGTCATTGTCAGCCCAGATGATCCATACTTGACACCAAATAATAACTCTCAGATTTCAATTAGCCCTTTTGCTAATTTTCGGCTAATTATTACGACCCCTTTATTTGATAACGAGGGCAATCTCAATGGCATAGAAGATTTCGTAGTCAGAGTGTTTAATCTGCTCGCTGCATCTTCTTTGACCTATAATGTAGGCGCAATAAGCGCACCTAGCGTTCTCAATGCTGCTTCGGGAGACCTTCTCAGTTGCGAGATGTCCGTATCAATTCTAACAAGTTGGAGTTAATCATGTCCGATAACGACAAAGCAAACGCAGAATGGCTCGTGCGAATCGGTCAAACTGCAACAGCACCAAAACCAGTCACTAAGAAAGATGAGGAATAATCATGGCACAGGGAATAGTAAATAAGGTTGGATTCAAGGTTGGCACAACAGACCCTGCCTCAATCGATCTTAGCGCGTATGTAACAAGTTTCACATTGACTCGTTCTGTAGATCAGATTGAGACAACCGCAATGGGCGATACTGGCCATCGTTATGTGGCTGGGCTAGAAAATAATCAGCTAGTTGTGGAACTAATCAATGATGATGCAGCAACTGCTGTACTACAGACAATGAACACACTATTTAAGTCAAATGCATACTTTAAGTGCGCACTAGACAAATCAGCATCGGGAGCAGCAGCGAATCCATTTTAC